GATGCTTTGTTTGGTAATGATGCTTGACTACCTTGATTGCTTCGTCTGTATCAAAGTTAGCTAGTATCTCTGCAATATCTGTTCTGCATATCATATCGCCATCTACGAATAGTGCGATACCTTTAAAGTTATTTAGATATGGCACTAAAAAGCGTGAGTAGATAAATGCGTTACTACCGTCTGTATGTGTTTCTTTGTAGTCTTTTAAAGTGTTTAATGCTAATGGTGTAAAACTTACCGGTATAGATGACTTCTCTATAACTGACTGGCAAAAGTTATGATAAGCAATTGGTTCTACCTTGCCATCATATCCTACATATATATCTAGTTTTACCACTTTACTTTGTTTGCCCAAAAAGCGGCACTCATTTTTCCTTTAGCAATGTTCTTAGCGTGTCTTGCTTTAAATGACTTTGCTCTATCTGTATTTGTTTTGTCACCACTTACGCCTTTTTGACCAAAGCGTATAAGTTTCTCTTGGTCACCATCTTTAGCTAAGACTGCATGTGACTTAGTAGGATGATTAGGCGTTCTCTTAGGTTTATTATAACCTGAAAATGTTTCCTTACCCTTCTTAATCATTTCTTTTTCTTAGCTGTCTTTGCTGATTGTTTAAATGCCATAGCAGTAGGTGCACCTTTAGAACCTACCTTACGCATCTTCTCACCTGAGCCAGCTTTAATTCTAGCTTTCTTGGCTGCAATGTTAGCGTATAGACCTGGCTTATTTGCCACGTTTAGCTGCCTTTTTCATAGGCTTAGCTGTCATAGCTTTACCTGTTTTTTTTGCGTATGATTTAGCTTCTTTCTTACCCTTTTCGGTGTAAGCAAATTTCATTTTTCCGACCATTGGCATGATTATTTACCTTTCTTTTTAGACATTTTTGCTTCTGATAAAGCGATTGCTATCGCCTGTTTAGGATTTTTCACAACTTTACCACCCTTACCTGAATGTAATGTGCCTTCTTTAAACTCACGCATTACTTTCCCTACTTTCTTCATCTTGCCTGCTTTTGTCTTCGGTGCTGACTTCATGTTGTTTCCTTAATTTAATAAATCTATGGTCATATCTACAGTCGTTGCATAGCGGATACTCGGTAGAGTCAAAAGGGTCACCGCATTGATTACATATAGTTACTGAGAATGTCATATAAAAGAAAAAGCCCAACCAAGGAGAGAGTATGGTCAGGCTTTTGTGGGATTACGTTATTAACGGACAGGAGTTGTCCAACAAGTAGTATTATAGCATACTTTGCTATATCTGTTCAACAACATTATGCGTTTATTCGTCTTTCTGCTATTGTCAGCAAGTTATCATATGCCATGTCCAATTGCCAGAAAAAGGCTAAAGGTGGCTTAGCTCCCAAGTATTTAGCATAAATGGCGTCTTGTTGTCCTTGTTCTAAGCTATGTATGATAGCGTGTATAGTTCTAATATTAGACATGTCTTGAGCAGAGCACATTTCTTCGAATACTTCTGAAGTTGACTCACCTCCTGATGACATACCTATGCTTTTAGAGGGGTATCCTAGTTTATGGGTATCATGTTTCATCCATAAGCTCCAATCCTCGAGGATGGATAATAAGCGTTCCATACTAATCATATTGTGTTAGCGTATAAGCTACGCTTTGCCCAAATGTTTCTTGTGTAGTTCTTTGTTGAAGGTTATGTTTAGCATCATCTGCGTTATGACTGATAACACCTTTTATCTGGTCTTCTGTAAAGTTTGCTGTGTGTCCAAATATAGCTTGTAGTGGATGTGGTTGTGGAATGTAGTAGTGCATAAGTCTATTATCGTTATCTTTGAATGCGTGTATATGACCTTCCATCTTCATAGTCACAAGCAAATTTTTAATGGTGTGATAATTACCATCTACATGTGCTGCTATTTCTTTTATAGCTTTAGGTTCTGTAAGATAAGCTAGTATTTTATCTCTGGTATTCACGATACATCCTTAACTTTACAATGCCATTTTTTCTTATCGTCTTGATGCCAACCATGTACATGAATAGCCCATCCTGCTTCACGAACTGGACCTACGTTTTCATGGTCACCTATCTTCTTTACTCTAGCTGACATATTTGTTGCTGTAGTTGTTTGCACAGCTAATGTTTCTTTTCCTTTTAAAGCTAATATATCTATAAAACCAAATAAATCTTGACGTATCCTAGCATAGCTATTCCAATGCTCTGTAATCCAACACGTGTATCCTTCTTCTCGTAATTTTTTAAGACTTAACTGCGTTGGGCTAGTTGCCATCAAATTGACTTTCGTTAGGTTTAGATGTTCCATCTTTAAATCTTTTCTCTACACTACCAGTAGACTTATTAAGTTCGTATTCATAAGCATGTGGCGATACATCATCACTGTTCTTTTTCTTTTTAAATATCTTATCCCAGTTATCTTGTGCTTCTTGCTCAGAAATTAACAATGGTCTTCTTCCAGAACCTTTACCCATTTATTTTACTCCTAAATGTCCGTTAGTAAATAACCAACCTATAGTTTTACGGTGTGCTTCTTCCCATGCTGCTATTCTATCATATTTATCTAACATCTTGTCATTATCTATCATGTGGTGGCATTGATGACATAGGAACGCTATACGATAATCGTGTCCCTTGATACCTGTTCCTTTGCCATCACGTAATTGATTAGAGTGTGCAGATACTACTGTTCCGTCTTGAATAGAACACATCATACATGGTGCTCCGTCTGCTAATTTAAGTAGTTTAGGATTACGATAATTCATTTATTCTTTGTCCTATCCATTTCATTACAGGTACTGCCATAGAATTACCTAATGCTTTGTATCTATGACCATCAGGACAATCTTTTTTAATGTTTGTATAATTATCAGGAAATCCTTGTAATCTTTCACATTCAATTGGAGTTAATCTACGAACTTTCATGTTAGTTTGCATTACACCATCCATTCTTCCACCTTGACCGCCACGCATCAAAGTTCCCATTTTATTTATATTAGGATTTAATTCAGAATCCCAAGAAATTGGATATTCAACTCCATGAACTGCAATTCCAGTTAAAAGTGGTGCATGCTGTCCTTTTGCTAATGTATGACAAGGATAATTAGGTTTTGGATTTGAACCATTTTGGGGTGATGTTATATTTGTAGTATCCCAAACAGTTGGTTCAATTTTTATGTTTTGTGCTAAAGCAATTGGTACATTTCCTCCGCCAGTTCCCCATCTTGAAGTTACAGTCTGACACACATCACCCATTTCTTTTACACGACTATCAGCAGGATGTGTTTCATAAACTTGAGTTATCATGTTAAATCCATCTGCTCTTGAATAATCATTGCTTGTTGTTTGTAAACAATGTGCTAATGGTGGAACATATAAGTTTTCACTTCCTCCACCTATATCTCCTCCGTTAGCTCTAATTGTTCCAACTCCTTTACTGTAACTTCCAAAGCTACTTGTAGTAAATGAGGTAGTTTCTTTCCTCTTTTCTCTGCTCGGCGTAATATCCCTGCACAGGCTTTCGGACTCAAATAATACTTTGGCAGCACTTCTCCAGTCTCCAAAACATCCGACAACAAACACACGTCTGCGTCTTTGTGGCACTCCGAAATGCTGAGCATCAAGAACTCTGTAGGCGAACCCATACCCGAGTTCAGCCAAGCCTTTGAGGAAGCAGGCAAAGTCTTCCCCTCCGTTACTAGAGAGAACACCTGGGACATTTTCCCATAAAAGCCATTTTGGCTTAAAGTGGTCTGCAATTCCAAGATAGGTGAGCATGAGGTTTCCTCTGGGGTCTTCAAGACCTTTTCTAAGTCCAGCGACTGAGAATGATTGACATGGTGTTCCTCCGACCAAAAGGTTGACTGGTTCATTTATATTCCACTCCTTAAATTTTGTCATGTCACCATAATTAGTAACATTTGGATAATGATGTTGTAATAATTGACTAGGGAATTTTTCTATTTCTGAAAAACCAATAGGTTTCCATCCCATGTCATGCCAAGCTACTGTTGCTGCTTCTATACCGCTACAAACTGATAAGTAGTTCATTCGTAATCCCATCCCCAACCCATAGTCTGACCCCATACCTCTATCTGTTGTTGGTATTCTGTCATCTCACTTGTGGTTAGTTTAGTTGTTGACTTTATAAGTTCTACAGGCATACCTGCTATTTCAGTTTGGTATCGTAAAAATTTAAAGCCACAAAGTTCATGGATACGGTCTTTCTCAATACCTAAATGATTACTTAAACTTGTGTATAGCTCCCATAACCTTTCGTTCTGTTCAAGACTACGGTTAAGTTTAGCGTCTGTTACTGTTACACGCCAGCGTTTAGTAAAGTCAAGAGTTTTTAGTTTCTCTATAAGCTGGGGTAAGTTGTCTTTGGTTAGTGCCCACTTTATCATCTCTCCATCCTTTCGTTTTAAATACTTGTCCGTCTTTAGAAGTTGCTTTGTATTCTATATCGTTACCGAATAGCTTTTTACACTCTTTGATAAATTCATTTATGGTCATCTTGGTGGACTCTCGTTATATCGTAAACCTTTTTGGTCAAACCAAAAGTTAAATGAACCTTCCCATTGTGCATTACGCTGCTTCTGAACAAAGACCTTTGCATCTGGAATAATCTTTAA